ACCGTTAACTACTTCTCCTATCGCTAATATTTCTGCAAAAGATCTACAAAAAATTATTGCTACAGGAGGCAATCCGGCTAACTTACCGGGCGCAACAGCTATCCCCGCAGTTGCTGAACTAAACAAATTAATTAATCAGGCCAGGAACGTGCCCAGTAATGGCATACTTGGCGGACTCGGTCAGCTAAATTCAAAGTCAATTACTGACAAGTATGTAACAGCCCAGCAGATGAATGTTTCTTCTAATAGGGGCTCGGTCGAATCGCAGTCGGCTAATATTGCTACAGTGGTACAAGGAACAAATGGAAGTTCGATTAATCAAAAGACGGCCTATGCTCAATTTGGTACACAACAAACATCAAGCCCGATAGACAAACTAATGCAAACTAAAATTTAATTATGTCAGGAATAGAAAGTACAGAATCGTTAAAGCGCGGGCATCCAGGTCCGTACCTAGCAGTAGTTACGCATAATCAAGACCCCACATTCATGGGCGGTCTTGAAGTTATGTTGCTTGAAGGAACAACTCCTGATGCAAAAGCAAGCTCGCAAGCAGGTACTATTACGGTCAAGTATCTTCCGAGTTTCTTTGGTTACACTAATCAACAGTGGGAAGGAAACGATTCGTCAAAGTTTGGAGATGTCCAAAAAAGTTATGGCATGTGGTTCATCCCACCGGACTTAGGAACTATAGTACTTGTTATGTTTGTGGGCGGCGATAAGAATTCTGGATATTGGTTAGGTTGTGTCCCGGATAAATTCCAAAATCATATGGTACCTGGAATCGCGGCATCAAAGTATGTTGCATTAACACCCGAACAAGAAAGAAAGTATGGAACAAAAAATCTTCCGGTGGCCGAATTCTCAAAGAGAAATAGAGATCTAAGTAATCCCAAACGTGACGAATATACAAAGCCGGTGCATCCATTTGCCGATAGGCTACTGGCACAGGGGCTTCTTGCAGACGATATACGCGGTATATCTTCTAGTAGTGCTCGTAGAGAGCATCCAAGTAGTGTTTATGGAATTTCAACTCCGGGTCCGGTAGATTCTTCTATTAATGCCCCAAAGCAGGAGCTCGGTTACAACACTGGCAAAGTAACAGCATTTGTAAGTAGACTAGGAGGTCACCAGATAGTCATGGATGACGGAAAACTTTTGAAAGATCCCAAGACTGGTCGGCCAACTGGTATCATCGATGAATTATTTAGGATCCGGACAAGAACCGGTCATCAAATATTATTACATAACAGTAGTGATTTGATCTATATTGCTAACAGCCAAGGTACTGCGTGGATTGAATTAACTTCTCAAGGAAAGATCGATGTATATGCGGCCGACTCAGTAAGCATACATTCTGAAGGAGATTTTAATCTCCGTGCAGGCCGAGACTTCAATATTGAAGCACTTAGAGATCTTAACATATCTGCTAACGGAAACTTTAATCATCAAGTCGGCGGTAAGTTTTCTGTGCAAGGATCTCGAGATGCACAATTTGATTTTGACGGCACGATAAACATGAAATCTAGATCTACTGTAATGACAGTAGAAGATTTCTTAGAAGTATCTACAGATGTCGCAAGATTTACTACTGGCACAAAATTTGATATTAGCACGAAGGCGTTTAATCTAGAAACGTCAGCAAATGCTAGTATCAAAGCAGGCGCCGATCTAACACTACAAGCAGTTAATTCTGGCACCTACTTGGCTGAAAATATTAAGTTGCAGGCAACTAAGGTACTTGGAGTTAAAGGTAATGTTGAACTTAGATTAACATCACCACTGCTTGGCATAAACGGAGCACCGGCGCCTAACGCAACTGCGGCTTCTACTGCTGATAAAGTTTCAAGATTTGCACCTGATGTAAGTCCGTTACCGACCTACCAGTTACCTAATAGAGATATTGACGCAGGATGGAGCGATGGAAAGTTTTATGGTGCAGAAGATATTATCAGTATAATGAAGCGTGTTCCAACACACGAGCCTTGGTCACAGCATGAAAACATCAACCCTCAACAATTTAATTCAAAGAATACTGACTTAGAAGTTGACAACAGAGGTCAGGGTTTACCTGGAAAATATGCGTCAGTTAATTACAAAGCAACTGCTAACGTTGCCGGAACCCCGCCTACGCCAACTGGAAATAAAGAAGAAGACAATGTCACAGCATTCTTATGGATGTTGCGTTGCTGTGAAGGAACATCGGGTCCTGATGGTTATAGAACACGATTTGGTCCGAGGGGCGACAATCTGTTCGACATTGAAGATCCTAAATCTAGATCATATCAGTATAAAGACCATCCTCGCAAAGGTTACACATATCCTACAAGAGCAGGGTCGATTACTTCTACTGCGGCCGGCGCTTATCAATTCCTAAGTAAAACTTGGGACTCGTGCCAAAAAGCACTATCACTTCCAGACTTTAGTCCTAGAAGTCAAGATTTAGGCTGTATATTTTTATTAAAACAAGCTGGCGCACTTTCTGCAATTAAGTCAGGTGACTTTACTACGGCTATTAATAAAACAAAACGCATCTGGGCTAGTTTGCCCGGAGACGTTTATGGCCAGGGCGGTAAAAACTTTGCTCAAGCTACGGCGTTTTTCAAGCAAGGCGGCGGAACATTGCTAGGGTAAATATAAGCTATGCCATATAAAAATCAAATCATCCAGCCTGCTAATTACTCTGAACAGCACCGACTACAAACTAGTCAGTTCTATAAAGGTTTCAGCACCCTAGATCCTCAACAACGTAATAGTAAGCTCTACGATTTTGATGTAATTAAACAAGATCTAATGAATCATTTTAGTACCCGCAAAGGAGAAAGAGTGATGAATCCGGAGTTCGGTAGTATTATTTGGAATGTACTATTCGAACCGTTTACACAAGAAATAAGAAATGCTGTTGAAGCAGACATTAAACAGATTATCGGATCTGATCCTCGAATTACAAGCCCTGTGATCAATATAGCAGAAGCTGAATACGGCCTACTATTAGAAGTCACGATGACCTTTACCGGCACTGACCAGTCGCAAACTATGCGTTTAGTGTTTGATAAAAACGCCGGTTTGACTACACAATAATATACCAAGATAATTTTTTCAATAAATATGTTATCCGGATGGCATAACATATGATACCTTCAACAAACAATAAACTATTAGTCGCTGAAGATTGGACGAGAATTTACCAATCTTTTAAGAATGCCGACTTTAAATCTTACGATTTTGAAACACTTAGACGTGTAATGATTCAATATCTTCGCGATAATTATCCCGAAGAATTTAATGATTATATTGACAGTTCGGAATTTATCGCCTTAGTAGATCTTATTGCTTACCTAGGTCAAAATTTAAGTTTCCGTATTGACTTAAATGCACGTGAAAACTTCTTAGAAACTGCTAGCCGAAAAGACAGCGTACTACGTCTAGCACAGCTGATCAGTTATACTCCTAAAAGAAATACTCCTGCTACTGGATTCTTAAAAATAACAGCGATATCAACGACAGATAACGTATTTGACAGCAACAATACGAATCTTGCTAATCAAATCGTTGTTTGGAACGATGTATCAAACACCAGTTGGTATCAGCAATTTATTACAGTAATTAATTCTGCAATGCCAGGACTAATGTCTTATGGACAGCCCAACGATAAAAATACTATTAACGGAATTCAAACCGAACAGTATAAAATTAATTCTCAAAATACCGATGTTCCGGTCTACTCCTTTACAAAGGCGATTAACGGAGTTACGATGGGATTTGAAATTGTCAGTGCTGGATTTAAAGATGCTACCTATGTTTACGAAGAGTCTCCTCTTCCAGGAAGAGAATTCGGGTTAATATTTAAAAATGATAATAAAGGTGCAGGATCTGCAAATACAGGATTCTTCTTATTATTCAAACAAGGAACATTAAACAGCCAAGCATTTAATATTGATAGACCAGTCGCTGACGAGGTTGTTGGTGTCAATGTAAACGATGTTAACGATACTGATGTATGGCTATGGCAATTAGATTCTTCAGGTACATACTCAACAGAGTGGACTAAGGTGGATTCTACAGTAGGTAATAATGTTATATACAATAGTATTAATATCGACAATAGAAATTTCTTTGCAGTAACAACAAGAAACAATGATCAAATCGATTTAAATTTTGCAGACGGTAACTTTGGCAACTTGCCAAAAGGCGCATTTAGATTATTCTATCGTCAGAGCAACGGATTAAGTTATGTAATCAGTCCTGATGCAATGAATGGTATCACGCTGAGAATTCCCTATACAAATAAATCAGGACAGAGTCATATCTTAACACTAACACTAAGTTTACAATATAGTGTTATTAATAGCGCCCCGTCTGAATCAATCGCATCGATAAAGAAAAAAGCCCCTCAGAATTACTACATACAAAATCGCATGATCACTGCGGAAGATTATAATGTTGCTCCGGTTACTATCGCGGCAGACATATTAAAAGTTAAAAGTATTAACCGTCAAAGCTCGGGCATTTCAAAATACTTTGACCTAACTGATATAACAGGAAAGTATAGCCAGACAGATATATTTGCACACGACGGAATTGTTTACAAAGAAGATCAGAAAAAACAATTTACATTTTCTTTCACAACACGCAATGAAGCATTTGGTGCATTAAAAACTCAAGTCGAGCCATTAGTTAATAGTGCTAGTCTTAGAAATTTTTACTTTGATAAGTTTCCA